TTGATCACCCAGAAGACTTGAAGATCAACTTGGACAGAGTAAGCCATATGGTAGAATCTATGTGGATGGATGGACCAAACGGATATGGAAAATTAAAAATATTACCTACCCCAATGGGTAAGCTTGTAGAAACAATGCTACAATCAGGCGTTAAATTAGGCGTATCATCAAGAGGCTCAGGAAATGTGGACGAAGGCAGTGGTAACGTATCAGATTTTGATATTATTACCGTTGACGTAGTTGCACAGCCGTCGGCTCCTAATGCGTACCCAACTCCAATATATGAAGGACTTCTTAATATGAGAGGTGGTTCACAAATATTTGAAGTTGCTAAAGCAGTTAAAGACGACAGTAAGGCACAAAAACACTTAAAGGATGGAGTAATCCGTTTAATTAAGGATCTAAGGATAAAATAGGAGAAATATCATGTTAGACGTAATAAAACAACTCCTTGACAAAGACCTGGTAACAGAAGAGACACGTACTCAAATCGAAGAGGCGTGGTAATCAAAGTTATCAGAAGTCAAAGAAGAAGCAAAGACTGAGGTTAGGGAAGAGTTTGCAAAGCGTTATGAACACGATAAGGCTCAAATGGTAGAAGCTATGGACCGTATGATGTCAGAAAATCTTCAAAAAGAAATTGCAGAATTCGTTGAAGATAGAAAACAACTTGCGGCAGAAAGAGTCAATTACAAAACATCAATAACTCCACACAAAGAGATGTTGACAACTTTTGTAAAAGATTCATTAGTTTCTGAAATGAAAGAGTTACACAATGAACGTAAATCAATGGCAGAACAACTTGCAACTCTAGAAGCATTTGTAACAAAAGCACTTGCTAAAGAGATCAATGAGTTCAACAGTGATAAACAGGCAGTTGTAGAAACTCGTGTTAAACTTGTGAAAGAAGCAAAAGAAAAATTTGCTGAAATCAGAAGTGCATTTATCAAGAAGGCATCTAAAATTGTTGAATCAACAGTTGCTGAGAACATTGCTAAAGAAATGAAGCAATTCAAAGAAGACATCAAAGCGGCAAGAGAAAACAACTTTGGAAGAAAAATATTCGAAGCATATGCTTCAGAATATATGACTTCTTACCTAAACGAGACTTCAGAAGTTCGTAAAATGCAGAAGCAACTCGACGAGGCCCACAAGAAACAAATCGAAACTGAAACTGTTTTAGAATCAACTAAAGTTGAAAAAGCAAAAGTTGAAGACAAAGCAAAAAGAGAATCAGAACTAAATGAGTTACTTGCACCTCTATCAGGAGACAAAAAAGAAGTAATGAACAACTTATTAGAGTCTGTACAGACAGATAAGTTAAAAACTTCTTTCAACAAATATCTTCCTCACGTAATGAAAGAAGGCAAACGTTCTTCCGTTATTACTGAGTCGAAAAAAACAGAAACAACAGGCGACAGACAGGCAACACCACAGGCAGAAGAGAACAATGAGGATGTAACAAGCATCCGAAAACTAGCAGGTATTAATTAAGGAGAATATGAAATGACATCCGCTATATTAGAAAGCAAATGGAATGAAACTAAAGGCGCATTAATGGAAGGCGTCGATGGTTCCAAAGCCAAAAACTTGGATGTGGTCCTAGAAAACACACGCAAATACCTGTCAGAGGCGGCAACAGCTGGCGCAACATCAGCCGGTAATGTAGCAACTCTGAACAGAGTAATTTTGCCTGTGATCAGAAGGGTCATGCCAACTGTAATAGCCAACGAAATCGTTGGTGTTCAACCTATGACAGGTCCAGTTGGACAAATCCATACACTAAGAGTAAGATATGCTGACACAACAACAGGTGGTGCAACAAACATCACTGCTGGTGACGAGGCATTATCTCCATTCAAAATTGCTGAATCTTATTCAGGTAACGATAGCAACCCAGCAAAGGGTGCCGCTACAGCTGCCTTAGAAGGTGAAGCAGGTAAGAAACTGAACGTTCAAATCTTGAAGCAAGTAGTTGAAGCGAAAAGCAGAAAACTATCTGCAAGATGGACATTTGAAGCGGCTCAAGATGCACAAGCACAACAAGGTGTAGACATCGAAGCAGAAATCATGGCGGCATTAGCCCAAGAGATTACTGCTGAGATCGACCAAGAAGTTCTTGCTTCATTAAGAGCATTGGCAGGTTCCGCGGCAGCTACTTTTGATCAGTCTGCTGTATCAGGTACTGCAACGTTCGTAGGTGACGAGCACGCCGCTCTTGCAATATTAATCAATCAACAAGCAAACTTGATCGCACAAAGAACAAGAAGAGGTGCGGCTAACTGGGCAGTTGTTTCATCAGAAGCATTAACTATCCTTCAGTCAGCAACTACTTCTGCTTTTGCAAGATCAACAGAGGGTGTATTTGAAGCACCAACAAACAGTAAGTTTGTAGGAACTTTAAACAACTCAATGAGAGTTTACGTTGATGGTTATGCACCGACAGGTACAGATGTATTAGTAGGATACAAAGGTTCATCAGAAGCTGATGCGGCCGCGTTCTACTGCCCATACATTCCGTTAATGTCATCAGGCGTTGTTTTAGATCCATCAACATTCGAACCAGTTGTAAGCTTCTTAACAAGATATGGTTATGTAGAGTTATCAAACACTGCATCATCACTTGGTAATGCGGCTGACTACTTGGCAAGAATCGCG